AAAATTAAATAAACACAGCACAACATTAGAGTTAATGCAGGCTGATTTATTAAAGAAAGCTCAACAAGAACCTAAGAATTTAGAAATGTATATGTTGATAGAACATAATGCAGGAATAATAGAAAAGCACCAGGAACAACTAGACGAAAATGTTCATACAAAAGTTTTGCTCATGGAAGCAAATAAAAAAATAGAAAAACTACAACAGGATGTAGAGAAGCTTATTCGTAATGGAAACAATCACTAATGGTAGAAATAATGGCATTACTAATGTTTGTTGGTGCAGACCAAAAGCTTACAGAAATGACTTACATGCCATCAGTAAAACATTGTTTAGAGAAGCGTAGAATAGCAACTCGTAATAGTAATGCTACTTATATGTGCTCTAAAGTAAAAGCAGAATTAAGTGAAGATAATAAAATTTTAAGAATTGAGAAACTAAAATGATAGATAAAAAACTAAAAGACTTACACGCAGTATTAACTGATGAACTTTTAAAAAGAATTAGAGACCCAGAATGTAAAGCTTCTGATTTAAATGTTGCAAGACAATTTTTAAAAGACAATGGTATAGAAGCAATTCCAGTAGATAACTCACCATTAAAATCTTTAGTAGATGAATTACCTTTTGATACTGAAGAAAGTATAGTTTTACATGGAAACAAAAATACCAACTAAGTTAAAAGATTTTAGAAACTTTTTATATTTAGTCTGGAAACATTTAGCATTACCAAGGCCAACGCCAATACAATATGATATTGCTAATTACTTACAGTCTAAAGATAAACGATTAATTATTAATGCATTCAGAGGAGTAGGTAAGAGTTGGATAACATCAGCTTATGTATGTCACCAACTGTTATTAAATCCTCAGTTAAATATATTAGTAGTATCTGCATCTAAAAATAGAGCAGATGATTTTTCTACATTCACGCTACGATTAATTAATGAGATTGATGTTTTAGCTCATCTTAGACCTAGGGAAGACCAAAGACAGTCTAAGGTAAGCTTTGACGTAAAACCTGCTCGTGCATCACATGCACCAAGTGTGAAGTCTCTGGGAATTACAGGACAATTAACAGGTAGTCGTAGCGACCTTGTTATTGCAGATGATGTCGAAAGTGCAAATAATTCTGCAACCATGGGTATGAGAGATAAACTTTCTGAACAAGTAAAAGAGTTCGAGAGTATCTTGAAACCGCAAGGTCGCATAATATTTTTAGGCACAATGCAGACTGAAATGTCTTTATATAATGTTTTACCTACTAGAGGTTATAAACAAAGAATATGGACAGCCAGGTATCCTACCGAAAAACAATTAAATAATTTCGGAAAAACTTTAGCTCCATTTATTAGAAATACATGGAACAAAGATATTATTGGAAAACCTACAGATGCAGAAAGATTTGACGAAGAAGACCTAGCTAAAAGACATTTAAGTTATGGAGCTTCTGGTTTTAATCTACAATTTATGTTGGATACATCAATTAGTGATGAGGACAAATATCCACTTAAATTATCTGATTTAGTTGTAATGTCACTAAATCCTAGTACTGCTCCTGAGAAAGTAATATGGGCTTCTAGTCCAGAATTAAAACATGAGGAGTTACCTTGTGTAGGTTTACATTCGGATGCTTATTATCGGCCAATGCAAATTCAAGGTGATTGGTTAGAATACCAAGGCTCTGTATTAGCTATTGACCCTAGTGGGAGAGGTGAAAACGAGACCAGTTATTGCTGTGCAAAAATGCTGAATGGTAATGTCTACATCACAGATGCAGGCGGACTTATCGGAGGTTACACTGATAAGACACTTCAGACTATTGCTAATATAGCTAAACAACAGGAAGCTAACTTAATCCTCGTAGAGGAAAACTATGGTGGTGGTATGTTTACAAAACTACTATTACCTTTTGTAACAAAAACTTATCCAGTCACCATTGAAGAAATAAGACATCAAGAAGCAAAAGAGAAAAGAATTATTGATACCTTAGAACCTTTGATGCAACAGCATAGATTAATTATTGATGCTAATGTTGTGCACAAAGACTACAACAGCAGTAATGAAATGTATTCTGTTGAGAAAGCCTTGAGGTTTCAATTGTTTTACCAGATGAGTAGAATAGGTAGAATAAAAGGTTCTTTAGCTATAGATGACCGCTTAGACGTTCTATCAATGGCTTGTAGGTACTGGGTAGACCAACTATCACAAGACCAACACAATGCCGCTAAAAAGAGACGTGAGGAGCTTCTGAAGGATGAATTAGAAAACTTTATGGACACTCAACCATTCTATCCAAGACCAAGTAATAAATGGATGTAATAACACATGGACACTATAGATAGAGGGGTGCAACACTAGCTATACCCATAGGTTAAACTACAAGAGAGCATTAGCTTTCCTATTAATGATTATGAATATTAATAATATAATATACCTAGTGAGACTTATGGATAATGAGAACCATAATGAGCTACCAACACCTCAAGACCAGGTATATCTACGTTTAAATAAACCTAAGTTAGCCTTAGTGGTAGACAATACTAAACGAAAGAAACCAAAAAGATTATCTTATGATAATTATTTACAGAGAAACCTAGGGAGTTTCTTTGAGTTCTTGTTTGAAAAATCTAACATAGAATAATTTGGTACAAATTTCTGTTGGGGTCACGCAATATGCCCTGGAAAAAATACCCCCATTAGCAGGCGTATTTGTAAAATAAGTACCTGGGGGTGCACAAATGCACAAAAATATTTATTATAATGACCTAGAACTATTGGTATTACTTACTTTGTCGGTAGACTTTATATCCTTCTACAAACAAATTCCTTAATTATTGTCCTGAAAGCTACAAATTTTTTATCAGTCGTTTGTTTGCTCTTATCTGTTTTTTATTTTTATGTTAAGAGAACTTATGGTTAAGAAAAAGAAAACATTAGCAGAAGAAGTACACGAACCATTTAAAGATATATTTGATGACTTCTTTAAAGATACATCAAAGAAAAAGAATGAAGCATATAAAACAGTTCTTACTGAAAAAGAAAGAGAACTAAAAAGAAGTTCATTCAATTTAAAAAAAGAATTAGAAAGTCATAACCTGGCGTTACAAGACATATTAAAAAGTGTCCAAATAAATCAAAATCAGTTTGATAATATTTCAAAAGCTATGATGGAAGTAAGAAGAAATACTGCACCATTACAAGAAACAATGCAGGTGTTACGTCATAGGCAATCAGTAAGAATACCTGGTGGTGGCGTAAGAAAACAAAAGTTTAAACCTGACACAACTATGGCCATGGTTCCACAAATTGGTCTAAGACAATCAGTAAAACTAAATCAGAACCACATGGCAAAAGGTATGTCTGATAAGTTTATAGATTATATGGCAACTAATAAACTTAAGTTCGTACATGACATAATTAAAGCTCATGGTAAGCAAAAGAAAAAATTTAAAGTTGGTGATGATTTTAATGATGAACAAGCCTGGAATGAAGTGGTGCAGGTGTTGCGGTCTATAAATATGACACCGCAGGAAGCCTTAGATTACTCAATTGGTTCAGTCCAAACTAAACAAAGGTTTATGGAATTGAGGGTGTTTAGAGAGTACAAAAACAACGCTAAATACACTATCAATTCATTCATAAAAATTTATAGAAAGCATCTAGCTAGTAAAAAACCTCTTAAGTTTTTTGCAGTGAGTGATGAGTTCAGAAAGTGGTCTGTTGATAATGACATCTATTTTAAATCAGATGAAAATTTAAGACAGAATATTAAGCGTATGGTCAAAGCTTGGAATGAGGATAATCCTAAAGACAAGCTAGCAATAAAAATAAAATAACACCACCACGAAGCAGTGGAATAAACAGGTGCACCACCATGCAACTGTGGAATGCATAAATTGATAAATCCGCCAGGGCTCTTATAATTATAGGTATCTTTGCTCTTGCTGGGTTTTTACTATTAGCAAGAGAGACTAAAGGCTCATTGCCTAATAGATGCTGAAATAACAGCTATCTTTCTACCACAAGAGCAGGGATTTAACAAAGTGAGGTAAATATAATGACTGACATAACACGATACGCAAATGTATCATTAAAGAGAGACACATATAATAAACTGAAAGACCTGTCTGCTATGAATAGGACACCAGTAAGTAAATCTGGTCTTATTACATATTTAGTAGACAAAGAGTGGAACAACACCATCAACCATTACACTAAACCAGCTAGTAAAAAAAGCTTGTTGTGGAATGCTTGGAATAGGGTGGTGCAGTTGGGCTCTAAATCTAGGTCTTCAAGTGAAGGTAAATCAAATGACAATTGATAATAAAAAAGTCCTGGTATCAGACAGAGGACTAAAGCACCAGGTGTTTGTAGAACATCCACCTGTTGTTGCGGCTAGCTTAAGAAGCTACATCAATTCATTCAAAAGGATAAAAGAAGCAGTTAGAGAAACATATCCTACTGCTAAGTTTTATTTCAAAGATGTGGATGAGTTGTCAATGGAACTGAAACAGTAAGTAAACCGCATGTCTGATTATTATAAAACTAATACACTGGGATTACCGCAATCCACAATTGATGAAACCTACAAGCGTAATTATTTTTTACCTGTTCTCTTGACAAAGGTAAACCAAATCACATATTTAGTAGATAGGTTCTTGTCAGAACTTTTTTTAACTCAGAGGGAATTAGAAAAAGTGTTTGCTAGCTGTTCTATGAATGTTCAGTTGGTAAATAAATTTAATACTGTAGGAGTTAAACAATGAAATATAAAAATATAGATTTAACTATTGAAGATGTTTCTTTGTTTGTACCAGCGAAGAACCTATACAAGCAGACTTTCAAGTCTCCTGTAGAGTTCAACAGCTACAAAAACGACTACGAGAGAGTGATTATGTTTAGGCTCTTTAAGTGGCGTTTAGTTGTAAGCATCAACAGGCTAGTCGAATTAGCTGATGCAGGGCTGTATGACGTTGATACAAATATCAGAGAAAAATCAGAAAATAGTAAAAAAGTAACAAATTTGAAGTAATTACGCTAGTTAAATTAGTAGACTAGCGTAGTTATTTTTGATACAGATTTAATAATGCAAGTGATATACATAAAAAATAATGGGTTAGCCTCTTTTGGTGGTAGAGGCGTTTATAATAACAACACCTGTATATTCTTGCCTAACATTAACAAGGAGCACACAATGAGTAACTTCGGAGAAGTTATGTCAAGGTTCTATAAGTTGGGTAAAAATAAGAATATGGACAATGGGTTATACCTACATACCTTGATGTTATTTCACTGCATGTGTCATCTGAAAGAGGGAACATTAACAG